ATGCATAATCAGCTAGAGTCTCAGAAAACTATCAATAATGGAATCAAAAACGATGATTGGCATCGTGCCGACATTATTGCGGCCCTGAAAAAACGAGGGACAAACCTCGCTGACCTGTCTCGCACAGTTGGCTTGAACTCCAGAACTCTGGGCAATGCCTTAGACCGTCGCTACCCGAAAGCTGAGCGTATTATTGCTGATGCTATTGGAGTTCAGCCTGCTGATATCTGGCCTAGCAGATATTAAGGGGGCGGATATGTGGTTGACTGTATTAGATATCGCGGGATTGCCTGGAGCGCCAACAACTGATCGCGGTTGCAGAAAGTTACTCGATAACTTAGCAGCTAAAAATCCCTCTATACGGAGAAAGAAAGCTGGTTCAAAAGCATTTGAATATCATATTGATTTTTTGCCCGTTGATATTCAAAACGCTTTGCGTGAGCGTTACTACAACACTTTGCTGCAACAGCAGCCAGTTAAAGCTCCGATTGTTGCGAAAACCACGGCGTCATCCAGTCAGTTGCTCGAAATCGTGCGTCAATGCCCAGCGGTACTCGACCAGAAAACCGCAGAAATGACGCAAAAACAGCGTGATATTGCCGACGCCCGTATGGTGCTGGTTGTCGAGGTGCTGCGCCTTGAAGATACCGGATTATCACGCATCAAGGCGATTAACTTTATCTGTGACCGGTCACGCTCCGGCGATCTGCCTGCACACCTGCACGGGTATGTTGACCTTGCTAATGCGCGTCGCGGCCAGCGTGTCGGCGTCAGTGTGCGTGCATTGAATCAGTGGGTTGTTGACTATCTGAGAGCGAAAAACAGCGCGGAACGCCTCGCCCTTTTAGCGCCCGGTCATAAAAAAGCGAAGCGGCCGGAACAATTGGCGTGGGTTCCTATGTTTATGGCGCACTACCGTAATCCTAACGGCCCGTCAGTTGCAGAGGCTTATCAGGGGTTCTGTGCCGAGTGGCATCAGCGCTATGCCGATCAGCCTGCGATGCGTGATGCAGTTCCTTCTGTTCACGCAGTTTATCGCGCATTAGACAAGATGCCTCGCATCGTTCGTCAACGCGGCCGCGTCACTGGCTCTGCAATGACAGCATTGCAGACCTACGTTAAGCGCGACTGGTCGGTCATGCCAGTTAACGGCGTCTGGATTGGTGACGGTCACAGCATGAAGATGAAAGTTGCGCACCCAGACCACGGCCGCCCGTTCACGCCAGAGCTGACGCTAGTTATCGATGGTCGCACCCGTTATGTGGTCGGCTGGAGTCTGGCACTGTCAGAAAACACGCTGGCGGTTGCCGATGCGCTGCGCCACGGCATCGAACGCCACGGTGTGCCACTGCTTTACTACTCCGATAACGGGGCGGGAGAAACCGGGAAAATGCTGGATGCGGATATCACCGGTATCCTGCCACGCCTCGGTATCGAACACCCTACCGGCATTCCAGGGAACCCACAGGCACGCGGCATCATCGAACGTCTGAATAGGGAAATTCCGGCACGCATCGCCCGTAAGTTCGCAACTTATAACGGTAAATCGGCGGATAAAGAAACCGCACGTATTACCAGCCGTGCGATTGACTCTGCCGTGAATGCCCTGAATCAGAATAAAGCGCTAAATCCTGTGCAGCAGTCTGCGATTGCAAAATTACCTAGTTGGAATCAGTTGATTGATGCGATTGAAGATGAAATCGCGGCGTACAACACACAACACAGGCATAGCGAATTACCACTGAGTAAAGCAGGTGGGCATTACACGCCTGCGGAGTATCGCGCCGAGCTGCTTGCTGACGCTGAGATTGATCGCCTGTCTGATGCAGAGCTGCGCGAAATGTTCCGTCCGCAAGTCAAGCGCATCGCGCAGCGCGGCTGGTTGTCCATTTTCAACAATCAGTATTTTGCCGAGGAACTTATTCAGGTTGATGGTGAGGAAGTGCTGGTCGCGTTCGATATTCACGATGCAACGAGCGTAACCGTTCGTCGGCTGGATGGCTCGCTGGTCTGCACAGCCATCGTCAATGGCAACACCCGCGCCGCGTTCCCTGTCGATTATATCGAGAAGGTTCGCAAAGACCGCCACAGCCGCCGTATGGCGCTGAATAACAAGAAAGCTGAGGAAATCAATGCCGAACTGAATCCGGCGTTACCTGGCGAGACATTTGATTTTGGCAGCTTCATCCCCGCAGAGCGACAGGAGCTGGAAGACGAGCCGTATTTCTTCCTGCAAACCGACCGTGATGAATATTTAAGAAAGAAAGCCGCACAGCGGTAAATATGAGAGGTTGATATGAATTTACAGGCTGAATTAAACGAATTGATTACCAGTAAAGGCTGGTCTCAGGCGCAAGCCGCGCGTGCTATCGGTAAGAGTCCTGCGGTCATTAACCAGTATTTGCAGGGTAAATATGCTGGTGATGTAGACGGCCTTAATGAACTGATCGAGGGGTTCATTGCCCGTGAGCGTGAGAAAGACAAAGGTCGGCGTATTACGGCTGAATACGTCAAAACGATGACGTCTGCACGCGGTATTGAGGTTATTCGAATGGCGCATCTTGACGGCGATATCAATGTCATCTACGGCGAGGCTGGTCTGGGTAAAACCATGATGTTACGTGAATACGCTGCACGTCATCGTGACGCGATCTTGATTGAAGCCGACCCCGGCTACACCGCTCGTGTGGTACTTGAGGAACTGTGCAGCCGTTTAGGTCTCAGTAAGCGCGGCAACATGCACGAACTGAGCGAAGCGTGCATTTCTGCACTGCGTGAGTCGGGTCGCATTGTGATGATCGATGAAGCGGAAAACCTGCCCTACCGCGCCCTTGAAACGCTGCGCCGTATTCACGATAAGGCGGGGATTGGATTGCTGCTGGCAGGAATGCCGCGTCTGATTATCAACCTGAAAGGCAAGCGCGGTGAATATCGACAGTTATACAGCCGCGTAGGGTTCGCTCTGTTTATCGGTGATGTATTGCCAGAGGACGATATCAATATTATCGCTACACATATGCTGCCTGATGCGAAGAACGCTGATATAGCTGGTGCGCTGTTTAAGGCGTGCCGTGGTAATGCTAGGAGACTGTTTAAGCTGGTACGGGGTGTAAGTCGTCACAGTGATATTAGCGGCAATGCTATTAGCGCGGGTGCGGTAAGTAAATTTGCAGAAATGCTGATTAGTTAATTAGTGAGGTATTTATGGTGTGTAAATTGCCAATTAATAATCCCGAATTAATGAAACCAATTAACCGATTAATTCGTTCCGGTATTAACGTCGTCAATGTGAATTTAAATTTTAAACGTCCTGTTATTGAAGTTGACCGCCCGTTTAAAGCATGGGAAGACGGAGCAGTGGATATTACCGAAACCCGCAACGGTGTGCAGCAAATTGTAAAAATGACGCGCTGGCGTGGCGCTCACATTATCTGGAGGTAGTTGATGGCGAAAGTCATTGTGTATTTTCATGACCGTCCGAACGGGCTGGCGGTTGATTGCAAAGTAGTACCTGAGCCTGGCGATAGCGAACTGGCACAGCGTGCTGCTGAAAAAGTTGGAGCAGGCTTAGTCGGGCATGTAATGGCGAAAGTTGAAACGGTAGTAAAAAAATCTAAGTCACGTAAGGGGAAAGTTAATGTTCATTAATAGTCAGCAATTTACCAAAACTACTGCACCGCAGGGCTACTGGGTTGATGCAAAAGGTGCTTTTATCCCTGTTAAGGTGTTGAAGCCCATCGATATGGCTCGTGATCAACTGGTCGGTGAAATAGTCACTAAGGCCATTGAGTTGAATCACCTCATGGCTAAATTCAAAGAGTCTACCTTTGCTGATGTTGCAGCGTTCGTAGACCTGTCAGCTAATGAATACGATGTAAAGCTGGGTGGAAAGAAGGGAAATGTGACACTCCATAGCTTTGACGGTCAGTACAAAATACAACGTGCGATGGCGGATCGGTTGGCGTTTGATGAGCGCTTGCAAGCAGCTAAGGGCTTGATTGATGAATTACTGGAGGAATGGACAGAGGACGCCCGCCCTGAGTTGAAAGTTCTGGTCAACCGCGCATTCTCTGCTGACAAAGAGGGGGTTGTAAGCACGTCAGCGGTGTTGGCTCTGCGTCGGTATGACATTAATGATGAGCGCTGGCAAAAAGCCATGCTGGCTATCGGTGAGGCGATCCAGGTTGTTGCTACTAGTGCATATATCCGGGTGTATGAGCGCGTTGGTGATACTGACCAATACCGACCCATTTCGTTAGATATCGCAGGGGTGTGATGTGAACGCAGGCGAGTTTAATAAAAGACATAAAGTTGGGTCATTGTTTAATCATACTTCCCCTACTTTACGCGGTGCTCGCATGGTTAAAACCTGTGATATCGCCCGTGATTTTAAATGTGGTGCGGTTGTTGAAATTAATATTTATCCGTATTTCGTTCGGATTAATACGTTAAAACCCGCAATCTGATTTAAACCGAAATTAAAACCTCTTTAAAAATGGCGTAAACCCGCCAGGGCTGGCTTACGCCAAAATCAGGAGAATTGAACTATGTCTGTCTCAATTGATGTTTCCGTTAGATATACCAGCGGCGCGTATTTCGCCAGGGCAAACGGCAAAACTGCATCATGCACATACAGTGCTGACGTGGCTGTAAACAGTGTCGGTAAAAAGCTATTCGGCAATCTGCAAAAGCTGGTTGTTACGCAAGTAAAGCCAGCTTCTTTTAATGAAAAAGGCCATTTCATTATTTCCCCTGACCCCGCCCAGTCCTGCCGCGTGTGTGGCTGCACGTTCGAGCGCGGGTGTGAATCCGGGTGTTGTTGGGTTGAAGGTGATTTGTGCAGCCGTTGCGCTGTCAGTGGGGCGTGATATGGCGACCGTTAACAACTGTGAATATCTGGAGAACGGCGCAAAGCGCCTTTACCACTTTAACGACGGCTCGTTGGCAAAAGAACGTCCAACGTTGCCGGGAAAATCGCGCATTGAGTTTTACGATGCACGCGGTAATCGCATTTACAAGCCTGCGACACAGCGGGAAATGAAACAGGCTATTGAACGTCATAAAAAATTCTGGAGAGTGTCATGAGTAATGTTCGCGCTGATTTACATTTGCTTGATGGTTTTATTGCCCATAACCCCGATTTGGGGGATCGGTTTCTGGATATGCTGGCTAATTGTCGTGACGAGCTGCTTGAGCTGCGCAAGCAAAGCCCTAACCCTGACCAAAAGGCTCTCGGCCATGTTGGCAATCAGTCTGTAGGCTGTTTCATCAATCGATATGAGTGTGATGGTGATACCGAAACACTCGCGCTAACCCTGCACCACACACAGGGTGATCAGGCTCTTGAGCAAGATGTCACGCTGACTGCGCATTGCGGGCGCTGGCAGGTCGCAATCACCCTTGATGAGTTCCCGGATACAGAAACCGCCGCAGGCGCACTGTTTAAACTCTCTGAATATTTTCTGCGCATAGGTCTAGCCGCGCAGATTGATGCTACTACAGAGCAACGGCTGGAGGCGCTGACAGAATGAAACGCGCAAAAATCGAAAGCCTATATATCATCGTGTCATCGCTGGGGCATGTTTACGGCATCGGTAATGACGCGTGTAGCGCCTGGCGTGATGCAGTAGACCGGAGCGGTGTTTATACCAATGCCAAAGATATGATGCTTACGGGTAATTTCGCCTCTGTTGAGGCGTCCGCTAACATTCAATATTCCCCTGAATCCCTGGAGGAAAGTCGGGAAGCTTTTCGCCATATGAGAGCTGAGCACTATGGCGATGGAGGGAATTCGATATGAATAACTCCCAGCAACAAACAGCGGCGCGTAAGCGCCGCCAGCCAACCGCAGGCAATAGCAATAATGTCATCACTAAAGAGCAATGGGCGTTGATTGCAGAAGAGCTGAAAAGCTACTTTTGCTACGTTCAGTTCCAGTACCAGGATACGGTAATCACTATCGCTCGTGAGCGTGATGGCGAAAGTAAGACCGTCCTGTCTGTCTATATTGATGGAAAAATGAGTTGGGTATGGGGACGCAAAGAAAGTGAATTTTACAATCCTATCACCGAGTTGTTCTGGTGCGAGAAGAAAAAGCGCTTTTATTCAGCGCAACGAGCAGCAAAAATCGAAAAGGAATTCGGAAAGCGCAGAGCCAAAGAATTTTTCCCCAAACTCTATGACTCAATTAGCTTTCGCTTGCCGTACTTTGCCACCTCCACCAGCTTGATCCGTCAGTTCAAAAAAGCTGACGGGTTGGTCTGGCTGCGTAAATCGGAGGAAGACAGTGACCAATCTTAACCAAAAGCAGCAGGCAGCGGCGCGTAAGCGTCGCCAGCGTGCAAGGCAGGCTAACGAGTTCGGGCAAAATCGGCTTGAGCTTGTGTTATCCGACAGCGAATTGCAGATGCTGGAAGATAACTGCAAGCGCCGTAATCCGGGTCAGGAACCTTACAGCAAAGCCGATTATGTTTCTCTGCTGATACTGTGCGATAACGAACGTCTGGCACGGCAAGAGGCGGCGCTGGGAACCTGCGAGCGTTGCAATGAAACACTGCCAGCAGGCTGCGGCGGTTTGTTTCGCGGAGAATCAGCGTGCTTTTTTTTGCGGGATTTTCGGCAGTTGAATTTAACTGATGTGACCGGTCACGCTCAATTGAGTGATGAATATAGGGAGCAACAGCCATGAATATTCAGCAACGCCGCATGATTGGCGCAATAAAAGCCGGTCAATCCGCGCTCGGCTGGGACGATGCGACCTACCGCAGCGTGCTGGCCCGGATAACGGGAAAGTCCTCATCGACCCTTTGCACAATAACAGAACTTGAGAAGGTTAAGGAGTACATGCACAAGCAGGGTTGGCCGCGTAAGGCGAAAAATCACGGCCGCAAACCCAGCGTTCCCACCAGTAAGAAATCTGTACTTAGCAAGGTTGAGGCGCTGTTAGTTGATGCCGGTAGGCCGTGGCAGTATGCGGAGACTATGGCGAAGAACATGTTTGGTGTACGATACGTTGACTGGCTGGATATACAGCAATTAACAAAACTCATGCAGGCGTTGATCATCGACGCCAAACGTCGCAAAAAAGCTGCCGAGGAATAATTATGGAACTGGAGCGTGTCGCAGGGCTGTTGCCCGAAGTCGTTTTGCAAATCGCCGACCTCATCGGTTTTCCTGCGACCGCTCGCCTGCTGGATAAATTCGGTGGTACAACGTTCCCTATTGGGAAAGGGCTGCGTGCGCTCGGAGCACGTCGTGCAGAGCTGCTGCGCGAAACCATCGGCACAGATAATGCCGCGCAGTTAGTTAAAGTGTTTGGCGGCAGCACATTGTACCTACCGCGCTGCGACCGCGCATTACGCGAATTACGCAATCAGCGATTCCTCTCTGAGTTTGCCGCCCTGCGCGAGAGTGGCACATCGGGTAATATGGCAATGACGCAGCTATGCCCCGTGTACGGTTTTTCTGACCGTTTCGCATGGGAGCTTGTGCGCGAGAGCAAAAACGCCGCAGTAACGCATTCACAGCAAAGTCTTTTCTAAGGAAGGTATGATGAAACTTAAGACCCTAAGCGCAATCCTTTTTTGTGGGATTGCTTTTAGTTCTTCTGCTTTGGCTAACTACAAGCCGGAAGGTAATGAAAGCGCCGCAATTGCAGAAGCTGTTAAAGATGGTTATCAGGTGCAGCGGAATCTTGCTTTTAACTACAGTACAGGGAGAGGTAATCAAAGCGGTGCTGATTACATACCTAAAGACAGCGTAAAGGCTTGCGCTTGGCGGAAAATCTTACTTGTTTCAAACCCAGAGAAGATAGATAACTCTGACCCAATGAATGAGCGCCATGATTGCGGTAAACTTAACTTTAAGCAGGATGAGGAAGTGTGGCGTGTAGTACACAGGTATTTACCGTTGATTAATAATGCAAAATCAAAAGGTGAGTACATGGTTGTAAAAGAAAATGACGAACCGGTCGAATTACAAATCATTGATGTTCCATAAACCCACTGAACCTCTTCCTCTTATTCACATCCCCGCATAATTGAATACTGACCACCTCTTTCAAGCGAGGTGGTTTCATGAACATTTTCAACAATAAAGTCTTTCGTATCGTCCGTATCGTCCGTATCGTCCGTTTCAAACGCTTGCTGGGCTGGCAGTTGACGGCCGTGCTGCTGCTGGCGCTGATCGGTCTCGTATCACCGCAGCAGCTCCCTGTTGTCATCTATAAAATATCTCTTATCTCGCTGGCCGCTGTGCTCGGCTATTGGCTGGATCGTTCTCTGTTCCCGAAAGCCGGATTAGCGCAATACCTAGAACACAAATCAGACCTGATGAAAACTGGTATCTATCCCGTTAAATCAGGTTGCGAGCAGGTCTTTGCCGCCGCACTCATTCGACGTGCAATTATCGTTGCTGCCGTCTGCCTGGCCGTGGCAATGGGGCTGTAATCATGGACTGGCCGCAAATTACCTGGATTGTGATTGCATCGCTGGGACTGGGCGTCGAGCTATCGAAGCATGGACAACCGCGCACAGGCACGCGTAATGCCTGGGTGCAGTTGTTCGCCACGTTATTCGCTGCATGGCTGCTGTGGTCTGGCGGTTTTTTCGGTCATGCCCACGCCGCACAGCCTCCTGCCGCCGCTCAACAGTATCGCAATGATGTGATCCGCAGCGCACGTCTTGATTGGGGTATCAATGCCCCGATTGCTGATTTTGCGGCGCAGTTGCACCAGGAAAGCGGCTGGAATCCTCGTGCTGTTTCTCCCGTCGGCGCACAGGGGCTGGCGCAGTTTATGCCGACAACCTCTGACTGGTTTAGCCGCATCATGCCTGGACTACGCGCAAACCAGCCGTTTAATCCCGCCTGGGCTATCCGTGCATTGACGAGCTATGACCGTTGGCTGTGGGAGCGCGTTAGCGCCCGTAACGACTGCGAACGCATGGCAATGACATTATCGTCCTACAACGGCGGATTGGGCTGGGTGCAACGCGATCAGCGCCTCGCAACACAGCGCGGGTTAGATCGCCTGCGCTGGTTCGATCACGTCGAAACCGTCAATGCTGGTCGCAGTTCCGCAAATTGGCGTGAAAACCGCCATTACCCCGACCGCATTTTACACCAACTGGCGCAGCGCTATCTAACATGGGGAGGCCGTAGCTGTGCTGAAACTATTTAGAGCCTATTGGCCGCAGATCCTGATTCTCGTCGCGGTTGCGGCATCCGGCTACAACATCGGCCACATCGCAGGCAAGAACGCGAAGCAAACAGAATTACAAGAAGCCATCACGTACTTATCAGCAGATAACAAGTTGAAAGCCGGAAAAATCACGGTTTACGAACAGGATAAACGCATCGCGGCCGAGCAGCATGTCGCCGCACTGCAAAAAGCGATAGCCGATTCAGACGCCCAACGCCAGCGTGCTGATCAACTCGCCGCCGATCTATTGAAAACCAAAGCCGATCTATTGAAAACCAAAAATCAGCTAAAAAGGAAAATTCCCGATGTTGTTAAAACGGATGGCGATAATTTTACTGGCATTGGCCCTGACAGCCTGCGGCTCTACCGCACCGGGCTGGGCTACCCCGCCGATGATTTGCCCCAAACCTCCGGCGGAGCTGCTGTATATCCCGCCGATGCCGCCCGCTCCCGTGGCGGACTTTCACCAGCCGGACTCCTTGACCACAGTGCCGATTACGGCGAGTGGTGCCTGATTCTGCGCGAGAACATGACGAAGCTGAATCAGTTTTACGTGGAGCGTAACCAATGAGTATGGAGTGGGTGCTGGGGGTTGCGATGACGCTGATATCCACGCTGGGCGGTCTGTTTATTCGTTCGTTGCAAAAGGACATCTCGGATTTAGAAACCGCAGTGGAACGCATCAAAAACGATTATCAGCGTCGTGAAGACGCACGGCGTGATCAGGACTCCCTCATGGATGCCTTACGCGACCTGAAAAAAACGATTGAACGTATCGATAACAAACTGGACAGGAAAGCAGATAAATGAAGGCAAAGGCAAGACAAAAACGGCGCGTTCGTCGCGTTGCAGCGGTATCCAGCGCTGACTCTGTAGCGCTGGCAGGTATTAAACAACGGCTGGATGCGTTGCAGGTTCCGACTGTGCAATTAGGTGGGCTTGATGAAATCTCAGGTCAGCTAAACCGTATCGAGCGGCGAATGGACAGCATTGAGGCTGCCGCCGTTCGACAAGGTGCAATCGCGGGCGGTGTTGCCGGTGCTGTCACAGGTGGTCTCGTCACAACGGCAATTATGCTCATCAAAGCGCGGCTGGGGTACTAATGGCGCATCCGCAGGAAGTGCGCGACAAGTTGCGCCGCGCCTACATTTTTGGGCAGATGTCACTGGAAATCGCCTCCGCGCAGTCTGGTGTCGCGTTTGCGACCGCGCGGCGCTGGAAAAAAGACGCGCAGGACGCGGGCGACGATTGGGACAAGCTACGCGCCGCGCATGTGATTGCGGGTGGCGGCCTAGAAGATATCGGCCGCGCTGTGCTTACTGGCTTGGTTACTCAGTATCAAACCACGTTGGAAATGCTGAACGGCGCAGCCGATATCCCGCCGCGTGAACGCGTCGAGCTGCTTGCCAGCCTGGCAGACGCGTTTAACAAGGCTACGTCGGCCAGCAAGAAAATTCTACCGGAAACCAGCGAGCTATCGGTTGCGCTGGAGGTCATCCAGTTGTTGTCGACCTTTATCCGGGAAAAACATGCAAAACACCTGGAGGCGTTCGTCAGCATCCTTGATGGATTTGGGGAAGAAGTGGAGAAACGTTATGGCTGACAAACTTATTCGTATTAATCATGAAAATTCCGTGATGGCAAGCAGTGTCACCCGCGTAGAGCGTGGCTATCACGGTAGTGTTTTTGTCTGGGCGGATGGCGTCCAGCATGAGCTATTGGTCGGCTACGGTGAATCACCTTATGACGCCGAGAGACGCATTACCAACGAGATTAACGCGGCATTAAGCGGGGATTAAATGGCGCGTAAAAACAAGCTCACAGCCAAAGACTTTGCAAAAGAGCTGGAGGAACTGGCGGCAACGCTGCGCCGGACGATTGAAGCCGAATGCGTGGGATTTGATCCGTCTGCGGCAGCAATCGCCGAGCGTCGCGCCCGCGTATTCGACCCGGTCAGTGGTTACGACTACTTTGTCGAGCACTACTTCCCGCACTATGTGCGCCATGCTGACAAGAGCGAACTGCATAAATATCTGTTTACGCGACTGCCTGAGATTGTCGCCAGCCCCAAAAGCGAGAATGACGCGATAGCCGCGCCACGCGGTGAAGCTAAATCCACGCTCGTTACCCAGTTGTTTTCACTATGGAACATTGTCTGCGGCTTCAAACACTACCTGGTTATCGTGATGGACTCGATTGATCAGGCGTATCCGATGCTTGAAGCCATCAAAGCTGAGCTGGCCTTTAATCCACGGCTTGAGATGGATTTTCCCGAAGTCGCTGGCGGCGGCCGCGTGTGGCAAGCCGGAACCATCGTTACCCGCAACGATATCAAAGTGCAGGTCGCGGGCAGCGGTAAAAAGCTGCGTGGCCTGCGTCATGGCCCGTACCGCCCCGACCTGGTGATACTGGACGATATCGAGAACGATGAACAGGTTCGCAGCCCGGAACAGCGCGACAAGCTGGATAACTGGCTGAAAAAGACCATTCTGCCGCTCGGTGGCGCGGGTGCGAAATTCGACGTTATCTATATCGGCACAATCCTGCATTACGATTCCGTATTGTCTAGAACGCTGAAAAACCCGCTGTGGAGAGCAGCACGCTTTAAGGCGATTATCCAGTGGCCGGTCAATATGTCGCTGTGGGAAGAGTGGGAAGAAATTCTCCGCAATAACGACAGTAACGGCGAATGGATGGCGAGCGCGTTCTATCAGAACCACAAGCTCGAAATGGACGAGGGTGCGGTCGTGTCCTGGTCGGCTCGTCCGATACTGACGCTGATGTTGATCCGCGCCCGTGACGGTCACGCCACTTTTGATTCTGAATACCAGAATGACCCGGTGAGCGGAGAAGATGCCCCATTCGCCACCTGCATAAATTTTTGGGTAAACCGCCTCAATGAGTGGATCTTCTTTGGCGCGTGTGACCCCAGTCTCGGCAAAGCCGGTGCGAGTCGTGACCCCTCCGCGTTGCTGGTTGGTGGGCTTAACCGCCATACCGGCATTCTGGATGTGGTCGAGGCGGCTATCCGTAAGCGCCTGCCCGACAAAATCATTTCTGATGTGATTGAGTTACAGCGCATTTACGCCTGCCTAGTGTGGGCGATTGAGTCAGTGCAGTTTCAGGAGTTCCTGCGCACCGAGTTGGTGAAACGCAGTGCAGCTGCGGGTATCCCTGTGCCTGCACGCGCGGTTACTCCGCACAGTGACAAGTTGCTTCGCATTGAGTCCTTGCAACCACACATGGCAAACGGCCTGATACGGCTGCATCCCAGCCAGACAACGCTGATTGACCAGTTGCGGCATTTCCCTATGGCTGACCACGACGACGGCCCCGACACATTACACATGCTGTGGGCACTTGCTGTGTCTGGTGTTGGCTCATTTTCATTTACCGCTGTACCCCGCCGTAATTCTGATGACCGGGGCAGTAGATTCGGTTCAGGAGGCTGGTAATTTATGGCTCAGATTGTTGATCAATATGGTCGTCCGCTTAACAGCGAGGTACTGAAATCCCCGCAGACAGCGCGTGTAGCACAAATAACCCGGCATTTTCCAGAGCATCCCTCGCGCGGCCTGACCATACGCCGCTTGCCGCGTATCCTGGAGGCCGCAGAGCGTGGCGATCTGGCCGCACAGGCCGACCTGTTTGAAGACATGGTCGAGAAAGATGGTCATATATTCTCTGAGATGGCGAAGCGTAAAAACGCGCTGCTGGGCCTGGACTGGAGTATCGAACCGCCGCGTAATGCGACCGCCGAAGAGAAAAGTCTGGCGGCGATGGTCGCAGAATGGATGGATGATATTCCCGACTTTGAAGATATTATTCTCAATGCGGCGGAAGCCATCGGACACGGATTTTCAGCACAGGAAATAGAGCGGTGGGAGTTTGAAGAAAACATCTGGCTTCCCGCGCAAATCAAGTTGCGCCCGCATCGCTGGTTCTGCACTAACCCGGAGATTGACGATACGGTGCGCCTGTCTGACGGTAGCATGAATGGTTCGGAGCTGTGGCCATTCGGCTGGCTGGTTCACACTCACAACGCTAAAGCGGGTTACATTGCGCAGTCCGGGTTGTATCGCGTGCTGGTCTGGCCGTATCTGTTTAAAAATTATTCCGTGCGTGATTTTGCCGAGTTTCTGGAGATTTACGGCCTGCCGGCCCGTGTCGGGAAATACATGGAAGGGTCGTCAGACCAGCAGAAGGATGCGCTGTTGCATGCCTTGGTGACACTTGGCCACAATGCCGCCGGTATTATCCCAAGCGGTAGCGAAATCTCATTTGAAGCAGCAGCCGAGGGGCAGTCCGATCCATTCATGGCAATGATAGATTGGTGCGAACGGACGGTATCGAAAGCAGTTCTCGGCGGAACGCTGACGAGTCAAGCGGACGGCAAAACCTCAACGAACGCGTTGGGCAACGTTCATAACGACGTGCGTAACGATATCCTTGTCGCCGACGCGAAGCAGTTGCGTGGCTTTTTCTCGAACATGATCCAGATGCTGCTGTCCATCAATGGCTATCAAGTGAGCCGCCGCCGCTTGCCTAAGTTCGTTTTTGATACCAGTGAGCTTGAGGATATCAGCACGTTCTCAACTGGGGTATCAACGCTGGTTAACGCCGGGGTGAAAACTATCCCCGTGTCATGGGTGCATAGGAAAGTTGGCATTCCAGTCCCGCAAAATAATGAGCCGGTACTGGAAATCGTGCCGCGCCCATCGCCGCTCGCGGGATTATCTACTTCACCCTACCGTGGGTTTGCGGCGTTAAGTACCGAGCTAGGTGAAATCAGCGACCCTGCACAATCGGCACTCGATAGCGCACGTTCAACGCCGGAGGCGATTAACGAGGCAATGCAGGCGCTGATTGCACCTCTGGTCACGGCGTTACGGCAGGGACAAACGCCAGACGATGCATTGGATATCATCGCGGCCAGTTATCCTGCGCTGGATGATGCGCAGCTCCAGCAGTTGCTTTCCCAGGCATTGTTTGTCGCCGATATCTGGGGGCGACTGAATGCCGACACCTAACGATGTCAATCTGGGGTATGCCATTGGTCTTAAACCGGAAGAAGCTATCCGCTATTTTGAGTCGAAAGGCTATGTGATTGGCTTCAACTGGCATGATGTTGAGGCTCGCGCTCATGCCACCGCATTCACCGTTGCCGGTGTTCTCAAACAGGATGTGTTAGCTGATATCCGTGGTGGATTGGATGCAGCCCTGAAGAATGGCGAAACTCTGGAACAGTTCCGGCGTCGATTAACGCCCGTTCTGGAGCAAAAAGGCTGGCTCGGTAAGGGGCTGAAAGCCGACGAAGACGGTGTGCTTGAGGGGAAGAAACTTACCCCGCGTCGGTTAAAGACCATTTTTGAAACCAACATGCAGGCGGCGTATAACGCGGGGCGTTACGAAGAGCAGCTCGCTAACGCGGAATTTCGCCCCTACTTGGAGCGAGTGGCCGTTATGGACACTCATACGCGCCCTGTCCATGCGCGGCTCAACGGTTACACGGCCAGAATTGATGATCCAGTCTGGCAATTTATGTACCCGCCTGACGGTCATGTGTGCCGCTGTCGTGTTCGGGGACGTTCCCAGGCTGATGTTGATCGCTTGAAAATCACTGTTCAGCACAGTGAGATTGTCGAAGTTGAGCAGGCGTGGGGGCCGAATGATTCGCGTATCGTCAACGCGATTAAATGGAATGGTGAGCTGTATACGCCTGACGCCGGTTTTGGTCACAATCCCAGCCAGGGTTATCTTGCATCGCTGGGTCAGCGGCTGCTTGAGCGTTCCTCCGTCGCAGATCCGCAGTTGGCCGCGTTGGCCGTTCGTCAAACAATGATTAATGAAACGCTGTTAAAGGCCGTCTCAACGGACGTTAATGCGTTCGTCAATAATACGCTACTGAACCAGCAGGCACGCGGCCAGCTCCGGCACGTCGGTGCACTACCGCCTAAAGTGGTTGACCGTCTGGCAGAGAAAGGCGTTGCTGTTGAGTCATCCGTTATCACGTTGACGGATGAAAACCTACTGCACGCGATTAGAGACAGCAAGGACGCACAGCTTACCGAAGCGCTGTGGCAACGTCTGCCGGAGTTTATCCTCAACCCTAAAGCCATTCTCTATAACACGCAGAAAGCGGACGCTGCATTAACCTACGTTATCAGCATTCCAACGTTGGCCGAAAACACCGCACTGAGTATTAATGCTGTCCGGTCAGCGAGCGGCAGTAAACGTCTGGTGATCGACTCAGTTCACCTGTCCAATGAATTGGAACATACCGAATTGCTGTGGGGAGAGTTGGAGTGAGTAATAGCTACGAGATCAAATATGACATTACCGATTTTGAGCGCGGTCTTGGTGAGCTGATTAGTCGCCTTGAACACCGACAGCCTCTTATGCGTGAAATGGCAGCCGCAATGCATGATGCTGTCGAAGAGAATTTCGCACAACAAGGTCGTCCTGAGTGGGCGGGCTGGAAAAGCAATGCTTACTGGGCAAAACGCCGAGGCGGGAAAATACTGCAAAAATCAGGGCGACTGGCGGCGAGTATCAATGAGTACAGCGACAATGATAGCGCGACGGTCGGGACTAATGTTGTCTACGCCCGTATTCATCAAGAAGGAGGCACGATCAATATCCCTGCCCGCAGCCAACGAGCTTACTACAAGCAGAACAAGGACGGCAGCGTCGGTAATCGGTTCGTGAAAAAATCCAAATCCAATTTTTCGCAGTGGAACACGATGGGAGAGTATAAAATCACAATCCCTGCGCGCCCGTTCCTGAGTCTGACGGAATCGGATGTCGAAGGGATGGAGGACACGGCACATGACTATTTGCAGCGGGTGCTGGGTTCATAACTATGCTACCGATGGGATTAACAATGAGAATTACAATTAGGAAGGATGTGTTTTCTAAATATTTTAACGATGCAGAAATGACACTTGTTTACTATGTAACGTTCGACCTAACAAAAACGCATGAAAATACGGGTGTTTACAGAGAAATATCAACAGCTATTGAAAAAGCCGGATATAGCAGAGATACAAAACTTGAAGAAAATGCCTTACCGTATAATTTTTATGCGGGGAAAAAGGTTGTTAATTTCAACTCAAAGTTAAAAACGCCAGAGCAGATAGTTTTAGGCGAAAAAGATGCTTTCACGACGTTAATCACTAACATCATTAATGCTATCGCACCAGGTAAACTCGAACGTTTATTTACTTCCGTTTCAGATGCCGCACACACCAAATTCCACATTGGTTAATATTGGCTGCATAAAATCGCACTGGCGTGATTTCTTGATGTTTTCCATACCATTACCGCCCCTTACTCAGTTAAGGGGCTTACAGCGCGATTTAAACGGGGTTTAAACGCGGTCATATCGGTTGCCGTTGCCATGATTTGAGTGGCAAGATAAAAACGCGTCATTTCCCTCTACTCTTACCCACTGAACCCCTTCCTCTTATTCGTTGATTTGCGTGCTGCCATTCTGGCGGCATGAAAAAGAAATTACTCGTCGCTGCGCTGGCCGCAGAAATCAATAAAGCTTCACTCGGCATCATCCAGTTGTTTCCGGCTGGCGAGTTCCGGGCGCGTGATGGCCGTCCTACAGAATGCCCGGCGTGGATTATGACAGCCGAGGTTGCGCAGGCATTGATCGCCGCCGCTGATGCGCAACAAACCCCTTACGTTATCGACTACGAACACCAGACCCTGCGCGCCGCAAAGAACGGCCAGCCGGCACCGGCTTCCGGCTGGTTCAAAAAGTTGGAATGGCGCGACGGTGACGGCCTGTTTGCGGTTGATGTGACCTGGACAGACAGTGCAGCGGCGATGATTGCCGCCAACTCCTATCGATTTATTTCCCCCGTTTTTTCTTACGACAAGTCAGGCCGTGTCTTGCAGCTCCTGCACGCGGCACTCACGAACACCCCCGCCGTTGACGGTATGGATGAGGTCATGCTTGCCGCAGCCTCGCTTCTCGCCGTCACATCATCAACCCAAGAGGACACTATGGACGAACTACTGGAGCGTCTGCGCTGGATGCTGAATTTACCTATCACAGCAACCGCAGAAGACATTACCGCCGAGCTAAATAAGCTCATTGATCAACTGGCATCGGCAACCGCAGGCACAGCGGCAGCATCATTTAACACGTTGTCTGCTAACCCGTTCAGCCTGATTGACAAGCTGACAGCCGATGCCGCCAGCGTTGCGGCGCTGACTGCACAGGTCGCTAATCCCGACCCCGCTCAGTGGGTTTCTGTCGATGTGATGCAGCAATCCGTCACTGAGGCGTTGGCAACCTCGAATAACAACACGGCGGCGCTGGCACAGCAGCAATGTGCAGAGCTGATCACTGTTGCCTTGTCTGATGGGCGTCTGTTACCAGCACAAAAATCCTGGGCGGAATCTCTGGCTAAATCCTCCCCTGACAGCCTGAAAACGTTTCTGGACAACGCGCCCAAAATCGCGGCGCTGACCACGACACAAACTGGTGGGAAACCGCCCGCAGGCCTTAAGCCCAAAACCGAAACCGACAATGACGACGATGTCGTAGACGTCGCCCTCTGCAACATGATGGGTGTTGAACCAGGTGATGTCGCGAAGTTTTTAAAAGGAGAAAGCAATGAGTGATCGCAATACGCCGCAGCGGGACGGGCTGCTGTTCCCCGTCCCAGTTGCCGCATCAACTGAAATCTTTGGCGGTCACATTATTGCCGCTAACGCAGCCGGTTATGCCGTTCCCGCGACGGCGACGGCCGCGCAAATCACACTCGGCGTCAGTGACGGCTGGGTTGATAACAGCGTAGGTGCGAACGGCAGCGCTGATGTGCTAGCTCGGCGTGGCCGCGCGTGGCAGTTCGTCAACCACGCCGCTGATGCGGTAACGCAGGCTGATGTCGGCAAGGACTGCTATGTCGTGGACAGCCAGACCGTCGCCAAAACCAGCAATACCAATGCCCGCCCGGTGGCGGGGAAAGTTCAGGCTGTCGGCAGCGACGGCGTCTGGGTTCTGATTTAAAAGGAGAAACACCGTGTTAGTGAATGTAAAAAACGTCAGGGCGATTTTCGTCAACCTGAAAACCAGCTTCCAGAAGGCGTTTGATCAAACGCCGACAGACTGGAAAAAAATTGCAATGGTCGTGCCATCGACTGGGAAACAGAATGATTACGGCTGGCTGGGTCGTTTCCCGAAAATGCGTAAGTGGATTGGAGATAAGGTCATTAAAGCCTTGTCAGCTTTCAACTACAGCATCGTCAACGATGATTTTGAAGCGACGGTCGAAGTTGAGCGCAACGACATTGAAGATGATCAACTGCTGGGGCTGGCACCTCAGGCCAGAGAGGCAGGTCAATCCGCTGCTGAGTTACCCGCTGACCTGGTGTTTGCGTTGCTAAGCCAGGGCTTTACATTGAAGTGTTATGACGGGCAACCATTCTTTGATACCGATCACCCCGTTGGAAACGGCGTGCCTCATTCGGTTTCAAACATGGGCACGAAAAAATTGAAGGTAGGTTCACTGGCGGAAGCTAAAGCATCATATGGGGCCGCCCGCACCGCTATGCGTAATTTCAGAGACGACGAAGGCGCATCACTGAAAATCCGGCCTAGCGTGCTAGTTGTGCCTGTAACGCTGGAAGATGATGCGAACTACTTAATGACCGCCGAAAAATTCCCAGACGGCACGCCAAATCCGTATCGCAATACGGCGGAAGTATTAGTTGCGCCTGAGCTGGTATCTGATACCTCGTGGTTCCTGCTGGACACTACGCGTGCAGTCAAGCCTCTTATCTATCAAGAGCGTAAGAAGCCCGAATTTGTCGAACAGACAGATTACAACTCTGAAAACGTATTTATGCGTAAAAAATTCCTGTTCGGTGCCGAAGCCCGTGCGGCAGCAGGGTATGGATTTTGGCAAATGGCCTATGGCTCTACAGGAGTAAGTGAATAATGCCGATTCAAATTACTTCCCGCAGCGACGGCTTCCGTCGTTGCGGCATGGCGCACAGCGCAAAAACCCAGACCTATCCTGATGACCATTTCACTGCTGCACAGTTAACAGTGCTGGAAAGCGAACCGCAGTTGATCGTCGTTCGCGTCACCGCTAATGCAGAAAAAAGCAGTGACACGGCTAAACAACTGTCTGATGCGCTGGAAAAACTGAAAGCGGCGGAAAAAGCCTCGGCGGTATTGGTTGGCGAGCGTGACTCGCTCAAAACCCGCGTAGCAGATCTGGAGCGTGATATTGCGTCCGCTAATGCAGCGGTTGAAACAGTGTCAGCAGAGCGTGATGCCCTGCGGGAAAACAATACGGTGCTGATTACCGAACGTGATGCGCTCCAGGCGCAGCTTACTGAGGCTGACGCAGCGAAGGCGGCGAAAAAATAATGTACGCGACCCGCGCAGACATGGTGATGGCGTTCGGTGAGAAGGAATGTCTTTCTCTCACTGACCGTGGTTTCACCGGGGCTATTGATGATGAAGTGCTGTCTGGCGTATTGAACCGCGCCAGTGCAGAAATCGATAGCTATCTTGCTGGCCGCTACCCCGTGCCGTGGTCAGATACTCCGAGGATTCTGGTTGGCCGCTGCTGTGATATTGCACGTTACTTGCTGTGCGGGGCGGGTACGCAGATGACAGAGGAAATTCGTCTGCGCTATGAGGATGCCATTCGTTACCTAGAACGTGTTGCTGATGGCCGTATTACGTTGGGCAAGATGCCTGACGGCCAGGTTGTTCAACAGACCAGCTCCGGCGCACGTTTTCAGTCTGCGGGTCGCGCCTTTGACAGGGATTCAACCGGGGGAGGTGCATTTTGATTATCCGGGATATTGAGCGCGGCATTATTTCTCGTCTGCAAAAAGGTCTTGGCCGTATGACACCTAACGTGTGCTCTTACGGCGGAGAACTGGACGGTGAGCCGGAAGAAGTCGCTCGCGCGATGCCCGCTGTGTGGGTGACGTTTGGCGGCGTGCAAGGCACGAAAAACGCGAACGTCGGCAAACGCAAGTATGAGGTGACAGGCCGTTTCGTTGTGATTGTCGGTGAACGTAGCGTGCGCAGTGAAGAAGCGTCCAGGCACGGTGGCCCACATATTGGCGAAGTGGGTACATACCGCATGGTTGAAGCGGTTCGCCGATTGCTCTCCGGGCAGGATTTGGCAGAGTCCGGGTTAAAGATTGATTTTCTGATGCCAGGGCGTGTGCGTCCGCTGTTTAACACCCGTTTGGAGCGTAATGCGTTGTCGATTTTTGCCTGTGAGTTTGACACCAAGTGGATGGAAACCGCGCTGGAAAACGGCAAATACCCGCTAGACGGCGCGGCACCGTTCCATCCTGACAGCGTTTTCAATGGTTATAACGGCGCAGTCAGTGAAGACGAACCGGACTGGCTGCGCACCCATTTGAGTTATGACATTCCGCAAACACCGGCGTCGCAAGATGCTGAGGACATTATTCATCATGAAAATCAAAGTTAAGGCGGCTCCGGGTGTTCATGTGCCGCGTGAAGATAACGGTCGCCGTTACATCACTAATGAGACAGCGGTCGAGGTAGAGCTGACGGCGTACTACCAGCGGCAGATAACCATCGGCGATCTGGTAGTTGTTACTGGCGACGTGGTAGCAGCAAAGAAAGGCAAATCTGAGGAGGTGAGCCGTGGCGAGTCCTAACGTCGAGTTTTACGAAATCGGCAGTAGCATCCGCAAGCCTGGTAAATATTTTGAGTTCAACACAAGGCTCGCAGTGCGCACGTTGCCGAGCAACCAGCAAAAGGTCTTGCTTGTCGCACAAATGCTTAGCAGCGGCACGGCAACACCGCTCAATGCGGTTAACGTGTTCTCTGATGAAGAGGCCGCAACGCTGTTCGGGCGCGGTTCAATGGCACACCTGATGGCGGCGGAAGCCATTGGCTGTAACAGCTATTTGCAGTTGCAGATTATCGGCGTCAGCGATGCGGAAGCAGCAACAGCCGCAACAGGGACGCTGACACTAACAGGAACGGCGACAGCGTCTGGTACGGTAAGCGCGTTTGTTGGTGCAACGCGTGTTGATGTTGCTGTGTCTGCTGATGATACCGCTGCGACCGTTGCCGCTGCGCTAAATACCACTATCGGGCAGAAAACTGCACTACCGGTCACAGCCGTTGTTGCTGCTGGCGTCGTCACGTTGACGGCTAAAAATAAAGGCGTAGCAGGCAATGACATTACGCTGCGCATCGCGTCAACCGCGACGGGTCTAACAGCGGCGGCAACGTCGATGACCGGCGGTGATGTTGATCCTGATATCGCACCTGCCCTGGCTGCTGTGTTCGCCGCCGGTCACGACATTATTGTCAGTCCGTATGCGACACAGGCTGCGTTAATCGCTCTGCGCACGCATCTGGATAGCGTCGGTGGCCCGCTGGAGCAGCGCGGTGCAATCGGTGTGGCTGGCTGGCCGAAGTCACTTTCGACAGGTTCGACACTGGCGGCCAGCATCAACAGCGGGCGTATCACACTCGGCTGGCATAACGGCTCAGTGAAAACACCGGCGCAGATTGCGGCCGCGTATGCTGCGGTTATCGCGAGCGAAGAAGACCCCGCCCGACCGCTGAACACGCTGGCGATGAACACGTTGGATGTGACGGCGCTGTCTGCACGCCCTGGTCGTAACGAACAGGAAAATGCGCTGTACAACGGGCTGACGCCGTTTGAGATTGGCCCCGGCGATAAGGTGCAAATCGTCCGTGCTATCAGCACGTACACAAAAAACGCAGATGGCGTTGACGATGTCTCGCTGCTTGATATCACGACTATCCGCACGCTTGATTACGTGCGTAAAGCTTGTCGCGAGCGCATCACGCTGCGTTTTCCGCGAGACAAGCTGAGTTCCCGCACGCCAGACCGGGTGCGCAGCGAGTTGCTGGACGTGCTCTACAAACTCGAAGAGCTGGAGATTATTGAAGAGGTGGACACCAATAAGGCCGCGCTGATTGTTGAGCGTGATTCTCAGGATGTTAACCGACTCAATGCACGCATCCCGTCCGATATTGTGAACGGTCTGCATATCTTTGCCGGTCGCATCGACCTGCTGCTGTAAGGAGCTGAATCATGGCATTAGAAGAATACGTCGGGGCCATCGTTCTGGAAGTGAACGGCGTCGAGCTGGAATGTACTGACCTAAAGGAAGATGTACAAACCGGGCGCAAGTTGGTCAAGACGATGAATCGCACTGGCCGCGCAAAAGGATTCTCGCGCGGTATTGCTGAGTACCAGGTTACCGTGTCTGTCGTCATCCCGCTGAATGGAGACCTGGATTGGGAAGGCATGGAAGGCGTCAAAATTACGCAGTATCCGGTCAGTGGCAGCGGCGGTAAGCGCGTGTCGTTCCTGGATTGTTTCAGCACCCAGGTGGGTGCGCAATATACGGTTGATAACGAAGCGAAGCGCGATATCACGTTTGCTGCACTGCGTCGTGTTGAGGAGTAATGAAAATGGAGAAAGGTATGTTAATCCACGGCGTTGAACTTGACGGCCAGCGGCACTTTACTTTCTCTGTTCGTCTGCCGGTGGTTGGCGACACAATCGCTGCGCTTGAAGAAACGCAGGACGAGAAAGGCACAACGGACGGAGCTGCTGCGGGTATGCACTATCGCGTTGGTATCTTGGCGCGTGTGCTCACGCTGGGCAATGTCGAGCGTGACAAAGTCACGACTGAATTGCTGTTAGATCAGCTTTCAGATGAGGATTTTGATCTCATCGATGCGCAGGTGTCAGCTGTTAAAAAAAAGCTGATGCAGTCGAGACCGCCCTCGGTGGATACCGCACCGTTATCCTCGCCCTCGGCCGCTACGGCATAACAAAGCAGCAAATAGAAGCGATGAGTCGTGCCGAACTGGACGGCTACATCGATGCTCTGGCCCGGTTGAACGGCAGAAAAGCGCCGTCAACTGGGGATAGCAACACCTCACGCAAAGTAAAATCACTACGCCAAAAGCGCCCGACAAAGAAACGGAGAAAGTAAGCAATGGCCCGCAGTCTGCAACTTGCACTAACGATATTAGCCCGTGACAACGGTTCAAAAGTGCTGCGCAAGGCACTCGAAGATGCCGTCGCAAAGACGAAAGCCGCAGAAAAAGCCGGTGACGATTTGGCGAAGTCGCAACAGCAGAACAGCTCTCAGGGTATCCGGGCGTCGCGTGCATTGAGTGAAGAGTTCAAGCGAGCCAACAGCGCCCGCTCTACGCTCGGCATTCGCTCAGAGCGTGAGATTCAGCGCGAAATCCAGCAGACCATTGCGGCATACAGCCGCTTAACCCGCATGGGCGTGATGTCTGCGAGTGAGCAGTCACGTGCATTCAGTGCGATGACTGACCGCGTTAGCCGGTTGCGTGGTGAGCTAAACGCTACAGCTCAGTCTGTTAGTCGCATGGACAAGTTACGAGCGGTTGGCTCTGGCGCTATGGCCGTGGCGGGCGGGGTTGCTGCTGCAACAATGGTAATCAAAGACCCTGTTCAGAGGCAGATGGCGTTTGAGAGCAAAAATGCAGAAATTGCAAATACGGCGTACAACGCACTTTCTCCTGCCGAGCGTATTAAGAAAATCCCTGTAATTAACGACACGATAAGGGAAGCCGTTCGCTATGGAGGTGGAACACCGGAGGCTGCACAGGCAACGTTAGGTGCTCTTTTTGCTGGCGGCCTAGATGAAGAGGCAGCGATAAAGATGCTGCCCGATATTACGAAATATGCAACAGCATCGGGCGCTAGCCCAGAGCATCTAGCGCAGATCGGGATCGGAGCTATTAAAAACTTCGGTATTAAAGCTGAGGATCTGCCTGCTGTTTACGATAAGGCAATCCGGTCTGGTGAAAACGGGAAATATGAGCTGGCCGATATGGCCGGCTCGTTATCGTTGACAATGACTAAAGCAAATTCTGTCGGTATGTCTGGCTTGAACGATCTGGATAAACTGCTAGCAATGCTCCAGGCCAACGCTGAAACCGCTGGGGATAATAGTGCTGCATCAACAAACGTTAACAACCTGCTTGATAAATACACCAGTGCTGATACGCAAAATGCCATGAAGGGCTATAAATTTCGCATGAAAGACGGCCGTACCGTGGGGTATACCGATTACATGGCCGAAAAGCGGCTGCAAGGTGTTAGTGCTTCTGATGCGTTTACCGGTGCAGTTGATGGTATCGTTTCATCGGACAAGCGTGTGCAGAAGCTACGTGCGGCAGCGGAGAAATATAAAGGCACCGATAAAGAGGCGGATATTCTCGCATCGTTGGATTTAGTGGTTTCGTCGATCACATCGAAGATTGTGGCTGATCAGCAGGCAGGGATGGCCTTAAAAACTAGTATCCTGAAAAAAGACTTTATTACAGAACAGATCGCAGGGACGAAAAATGCGGCGGGAGCTGGTGCCGACTCATTTGCTGTCGTGTCATCAACTGCGGGATATAAATCACAGCAATTTGAATCTGAAAAACTATTCGCAGAACAGGATTCAGTGAAGCCTCTGGCCGACTGGTACGGGGATTTAGTTTCAAATCTCACTAACTATTCAAAAGAGTATCCCGGACTAACCACCGCGCTTTCTGGCGCAACGACAGGCATTAAAGCGCTGGGCGCAGGAGCTGTTACGGCTGGGGGCGTTCTGGCCGCATGGAAACTCATATCGGGTAGCGGTGGCGTTAATCCCCCCCCCGTTCCCGGAGGCCCTACAGCTACGCCGAATGTTCCTGGAACGAAACTACCCTCATGGTTAAGTCGTCTGGGTGGTGTTGCGCGTGTCGCCGGGCGCGTCGCTGCACCGTTAGCCCTCTATCAAGCTGCCGAAGATGCCCCGCTGGTGCAAGTCGAGCGCGGTGATACCGCAGCACGAACCCGCCTCAATGCGAACGAATACGCTAGCGACCTTGAGCGCATTCAGGATAGCCGCCGCGCCGTTCCCGGTTTTCTGGATGTTGTCGATGAACTTAAAACATGGTGGGCCAGGCCGACCACCATCGGCGCAGACGTTAACCCTGCGACAATGGGCGTGCCGTCCTACCTGCTGCCGCAGCAACCACAAAACAATCAGCCGATTCAGATAAATACAAAGGTCGAGCTGGATAGTCGTGTCATTGCCGAGGCGGTTAACGAAGTTAACAGCCAGCAAGCCACGCGTGGCTCTAACGGAGCATATCAATAATGGCTTGGGCAGACTCATTACAAGACGCCTCGTTTAGGGGCGTGAAATTCGATGTGATCAACGTGCGTGACAGCGCTCAACGCGATATGGCACAGCATGAATACCCGAACCTGGATGGCGCAGACATTCAGGATTTGGGGTTAAAACCGCACAGCTCACAGATTCAGGCTGTTGTGTGGGGTGACGATTACGAAACCCGCCTCCAGTCGCTACTGGACGCTCTACGCAAGCCGGGTGCAGCGGAACTGATACATCCGATTTTTGGCGCGATGCCGAACATGTTGGCAGCGGTGTTTCAGGTCAATCACGATGCGGATAATGTCAATTACTGCACGCTGGACATTCAGTTTGTGCAGTCAAAAACCGGCAATCCGTTCTTTGTTAAAGACTATCCGCTATCAAAAGCCGACGAAATTTTTAATCAGACGCAGTCGCTGATCGACAGCGCCAGTTCGATGCTGGACGATGTCACTAAGCCGCTGAGAACGGCAAAAACCATGATGAATAAAGTGCGTGGTCTGGCGACCGGCGCATTAAACATGGTGACGATATTCCGCAGCGATATCAGCGGGTTTATCAGCGGTACGACTGATTTTATCAATTCCCCTGGCACGTTCTTTGGCGACTTGCGATCAGCTCTGTCGCTCAAGACGGGCGCATCAAAGAGTTCATTGCACGCGGCGTATGTGGGCGGCGGTACGTCTGTGGCGGCTGCGTCATCCGTTGCTGCACCCAGCAGTAGTGCAGAGCAACAAGCCATCGCTACAACGAACTATGCAGCATCACCGACTGTCATCATCGCCGATTGGGCAAGCACGCAGGCTGCGCTGTTATCCGTCCAGTCCATGCCTGCCGGGTTAGTCTCCGGCAGTGTCGATGCGCCGATTGATATGCCATCCCAACTGGTCGAAAGCGATATTGTCGAGTTAACAGCGATTGTCGCGGTTGCGGTAGCGATGGAGGCAGCAGAAGAAGCTGGCGCGTTGCTCAGTGACCCGGCATTAACGGCCGTGTTAACCCCGCTCGACATTGAGAAAATCACTAATGAAACTCGGACGATGATACAGACCGCGATTGATATCAATCGTGATGCGTATGCACCGGCAATGAGTGAAATCAGCAGCAGCACGCAGCCGACAGGTCTGTCATATCAGCCGGTTATCGACCAGCTCGCAACTATCGCGCTGACGGTTCAGGCGCTGGCCGAGGCGGTTATCAACGAGAAACCGCAGCTAATGACGCGCACGGTCACTGCGCCCGGTAATCTGCACCTGGTCGCGCATCGCTGGTATGGCGACTATTCACGTGCGTCAGAACTGCAACGGTTGAATCCGCAGCTGCGCGACGCGAACAACATTAACGTGGGGGATGTGCTGAATGCCTACGCAGAATAACCCCGCGACTGATAACGCGGCGGTGTCCGTTATTATCAACGGCAAGGCGCACACGGACTGGTCACGCTATCAGATTGACAGTGATTTTCTGATACCCGCTGATGCGTGGAGTGTCAGTCTTGGCCTGCCAGATGGTACGTTTCCAGCCGATGTGGTACGGGGTGCGCCGGTGACGGTAAAAGTCGGTGCTGATACCGTAATGACGGGTCGCATTGACAGTGTACAGCGTTCTGTTGCGCGTAGTGGCGTCACGCTGTCGCTATCTGGCCGTGACAGTGCAGCTATCCTGGTTGACTGTGCTGCGCCAATCCTCACTGCACGGCAGGTCGGACTGGAGGACGTTGTCGCGCAGATCGTCCGGCCGCTCGGCATCACAAAAATCCGCATTGAGGCCGAGAGCGCTATCCGCAGCGATAAAATCAGTGCGGAGCCTGGCGAACGGGCGTGGGACATGCTGTTACGCGCCTGCGCCGGTCGAGGTCTGTGGCCGTGGTTCGCGCCGGATGGAACGTTGGTTATCGGCGGCCCGGATTACACGAAACAGCCTGTCGCGTCACTCATCATGAGGTTGGACGGCAAAGGCAATAATGTGCTGTCGCTCTCTGATGCCAGCTCAATAGATAAATCGTTTTCCGAGCTGGCGGTATTAGCGCAAAGCCATGCGCACTCATCCAGCAAAAAGGATTTGGCGATTATCGATATCGATGATGACAGTAGCGGCGACAGCGATATTGAGTTGAGCACAGGCACAGCAGAAACAGGCCAGCACGGCATGAAAACGGTAGTTAAAGACCCTACCGTTAACTACTACAGGCCGCAGGTGTTAGTTATCGGTGATGCAGACAATCAGGAGCAAATCAACTATCGCGCCCGCAAAGCGCTGTCTGACGCTCGCCTGTCCGGCTACAGTCTTACAGCCATTGTTCACGGCCACAGAACCTCGGACGGTGTGTTATGGGAGCCAGGGCAACGCATTCACGTAACCAGTGAATACCACAATATCGACGGCGTTTTCTTTCTTATGGGGCGTGAGTTCAGTGGTGGACGTCCGGGCGGTACAACCACCACACTCAGGCTGAAAGAGGATGGCGTCTGGATACCTGATGCCTATCCGAAGAAGAAAAAACAGCGTAAACGCAAGGGTAAAAAGGAGCTGCAAATTGTCGATGTGGCCTGATATTGAAAGACGCATTAACGGGGCGTTAAACCGCATTAGGCTGGCGTTTAGAATCCGTTTAACGCGGGTGAATAGCGCAGGCCCGGTGCAAACGTTCCAGGCAAAAGGACTGGCGGGCGAACCATTGCAGGACTGCGAGCTATTCCAGCACTACGGATTTACGTCAAATCCGCTGCCAGGCGCGATGGCTATTGTTATCCCGCTTGGCGGCCAAACGTCGCATAGCGTCGTTATTGCAACTGAGCACGCGACATACCGGCTTCAGAATTTGAAGTCTGGAGAAGTCGCGCTGTATACCGATGAGGGCGCAAGAATTGTGCTCAAGCGCGGGCGACTGATAGAAACAGACTGTGACGAGTTCCGCGTCAACTGCAAACAATTTGTTGTCAACGCAGAGGAAAAAGCGGATTTTAATACCCCGATGGTGACGGCCAGCGAGCAAGTTACCGCGCACAGCCAAATCACCGGCAACGGTGGCATGGCGATTAAAGGCGGTGCGGGTGCATCGTTTGAAGGTAACGTCACGCAAACACAAGGCGACTATCAGACCAGCGGGAACGTCACTGCGGGCAATATTGCGCTCAACGGCCACAAACATCCTGGCGATTCTGGCGGCACGACCGGCCCCGCCATTCCATAACAACCCACTGAACCCCTTCCTCTTATTGATTGCCTCCCATGCTGCCATTCTGGCGGCATGGATAATTTACTGAACCCGACAACCGGCGATTACACCGGAACGACGACAACGACATTAGCCAATGCCGTTTATCTGCGCCTGATGACGCCGCTAGGCTCGTACTGGGCTAACCCCGCGTTAGGTTCAAGGTTGCATCTGTTGGCGCGGGAAAAAGACGTTGCGCGGGTGCATAAGCTGGCGCAGCAATACGCCGCCGCAGCATTGCAGCCTATTGTTGACGATGGCCGTGCGTCTGCTATTTCCGTATCGGTCTCTGCGGGTGAACCAGGTTGGGTTGTGCTGCTGGTTGAGGTCACAACGGCCGCACAGCAAACACAAACGTTTAAACATCCGGTGCGGGTGAGCTAATGCCGCATATTACCCCCTCATTCGATGAAACCCGCAGCCGCCTATTACGCGATCTGCAAAACCTGCGCCCGGATGCAGATATTAGCGCTGACAGTGATTTTTATGTCCGTGCATCGTCCGTAGCAAGTGCTGTGACCGGCATTTATCAGCATCAAGGCTGGATAGTTCGCCAGATATTCCCTGACACCGCCGATACTGAATTTCTCGAAATGCACTGCCGGTTACGTGATATTTCACGTAAAGCGGCCACAACGGCAACAGGTGAAATTACGGCAACTGGCGAAGTCGGCGCGGTTTGTGCTGTTGGACAGATTATCAATCGCGGTAGCCTGTCATTCACCACGACTGCGGCTGGCACCGTGGGTGCAGATGGCAAAGCGATCATTCCTGTTATTGCCTCCGCATCCGGTGCATCCGGCAACACAACCGCTGTGATGTCTGGCACGTTCTCCAGTGCGCCGGATGGCTATGACAGCACGGTGAGCATTGGTCTAATCGGGGGCGGAACGGACAAAGAGACTGATGCTGAAATGCTGTCGCGTCTGCTTGAGTTGATCCGCCGCCCCCCTGCGGGCGGAAATAAGTACGATTACAAGCGCTGGGCGCTGAGTATCACCGGTGTTACCTCTGCATACGTCTACCCGTTGCGCCGTGGTCTGGGAACCGTTGATGTGGTTATCACGTCCGCGAACGGCCTGCCGAGCGATGAAATCATTCGCGCTGTGCAAACGTACATTGATGATGTCCGCCCGGTCACGGCAAAGAACACGATGGTAATCGGCCCGACAATCAAGAATATCGATATTGACGTGAAAGTCTCGCTGTCTGGCGTGTCACTGATTGAAGCAACAACGTCAATTACTAATGCGCTGACGGACTATATCAATACGCTGGCACCCGGCGAGCCGTTTATTCGTAGTCAGGCCGAAATGATTATTTCGCAATTATCCGGCGTAACTGATCGCAATATTATTTCACCATCTGCAAATATTTATCCGGCAGCGGATGAAAATAAAGTCGAGTGGCTGCGAATTGCCAATATTACGGTGTCACTGCTATGAGTGAGTCGAAAACATTACTCGGCCTGTTATTACCGCCTGTCTCATATGATGCGACGCAGCTTGCTATTGCCGCAGAGCTGGAGACCGAAGGTAATGCCCTTGATGCCGCTAAATTGCTGGCTAATCGCGTGCTTGGTGGCATCACGCCTGTTGCTGCACAAAGCCTGCTGACAGACTGGGAACGTGTTCTGGCTATCACCCCGCCCGTCGATAGTAGCTATCAGCAGCGGCTCGGTAATGTACTGATAAAGCTCGCCGAAACAGGCGGGCTGAGTATTCCATATTTTACGCGCCTGGCATCACGCCTCGGCTACACGATAACGATTGATGAGCTGCGTCCGTTCCGCACGGGCGTAAGTCGCTGCGGTGAACAAATCATGCATCACGACGTTCTGTGGGCATGGCGCGTCAATGTCACGGGTACGCAGGTCAAAAAATACCAATTCAGGACGGGGTTGTCTGCCGTGGGCGAACGTCTGCTGTCATTCGGCGATACGGTCATTGAGTCGGTATTCAACGACCTGAAACCAGCCCACACATTTTGTTATTTCTCGTATCAGGAAAACTGATTATGCAAAACCTAATGCCCCCGGTGAACACGCCGGATAATGCATTTCACGACGGTAACCCGCTGACGGGCGAACTGGGAACGATTGTCACCGCGTTATTTATGAATAACGTGCAAGCGGCAATCAGAAACTCACAGGCTGAGATTATTTCTATATTAGCCGATGCCGGTATTGCCGTTGACCCCAATAAAACCGATCAGCTATTAACGGCGTTAAAAGCGACGTTTGCGACAAACGTGAATATGAATAGTCGCGTGCCGTCAACACGTAAGGTTAATAACAAAGCTCTTTCTGCTGATATCACGCTCACCGCTGCTGATGTGGGGGCGTTAGCAAAAGACCAGAACGGCGCGGATATACCTAATGCCACATTGTTCCGACAGAATATCGGGGTAATCGAGTCGGCTTGGGGTGGAAAAGCCGTACGATTAAGTGGCGTCAATATTCTGGATTATTTTAAAGCCAATCGGCCGTCAGATTTGTATCAATGCGATTCCGCTAATGTCACGGGGTTGCCTGTTGGTTTCGGCCCCAGCATTATTGAATGGAAATCATCGGTCGATGGCTTTGGTGTACTGAGCGTCGTAGATGTTACCAATCCGTCACGCACTGCATGGGTGATATTGGGTAATGGTAACTGGCAGGGATGGGTCACTCCTGTGGTGTCTCATGCTAGCACGACCCGCATCCCGACTCGTATCATTGAAATCAACGAACCTAATGTCGATGGCGATTATGTCATTGAGTACGGTGGGATGAACGGCACGCCATCCTACTGCTATGTTGATTTTCACACAGATGGTAAATCCAGCACTGACTATAACGTACGGATTGCCACACCGCCGCCAGCACCAGGCGAAGCATTGTCACTGATTAATATCACAGCTAGCAAACTTCTGGTGAATTCTGCAAGGGTCTGGACTGAGGGAGAATTTACGTTACCTCTCCGCAGAGAGCACGGCGGCAGTGGAACAACGTCAGGCGCTGTTAAAAATGCTGATGTACCAATGGCAATTCATAAAAGCCAATTGGAAACCCGGTGGTCAGAAAATCAAGAGATCGGCTCAGTATCAATGGCAGAAACCGGCAGATGGTTTTCGTATATTTCAGTGCGCCACCGAGCTGGACTAGCTACTGACAGCAATCAGTATGGTTTTGTCATTTTCGATGAAGACATGGCGATGCCATCTAATGAATTTTATATACAAAAACAATACGCAGGCGAGTGGCGTAACCCGATTCGATTATTCCATTCGGGAAACCTAACCCCGTCAACCATCGGCGCTATGTCCACCGCTGAACTTGTTGGAATGCCACAACTGTTCCCCGGCGCTGTAGCGCCAGCGGGCTGGCTGAAATGCAACGGCCAGCAGTTCGATACTGCACAGTTCCCCGTTCTGGCGTCTCGTTACCCGTCCGGCTTCTTGCCCGATTTACGCGGCGAGTTTGTGCGTGGCTGGGATGATGGGCGCGGGGCTGATACGGGACGTGCGCTGCTGTCCGCGCAGGGTGATGCTATCAGAAACATTACTGGGATTTTTAATCCAGGCGGGAATGGCGTCAGTGCTGACAGTAAATTATTCACAGCTGGGCCGTGGGGGCAGGCGTCAAATAGTGGCGCAGCGGGTGATTCAGCGTTAATCACATTTGATGCATCCCGAGTGGTTCCGACAGCAACAGAAAATCGCCCGCGCAATATCGCCTTTAACTACATCGTGAGAGCAGCATAATGAGCAACTATTCAACACAAATTAAAAACGCAGAACTGAACGAAAACGGACTGGCAATCAATACAGGCTGGATTACGGTGTATCACGTTAATCCGGTGACGCGGGAATACCAGTCAGCGAGCTATGAATATGTCATGCATGGCGTTGGTTTGCCTGCCGATAGCTACGCAGATGAGCCAGAGTTACCGCCTGTTGGTCAAGCCTTGCGGCGTTCCGCTGATGGAAAATCGTGGGAGCAAGTGCCGGACTATCGCGGCCAGACGGTTTACAGCACCGAAACCCGACAGGCGCAGGTCGTTAGCCAGTTTGGCGAACTGCCGGATAGCGTCACACTGCTGAAACCCGCTACAGAATTCGATGTTTGGAGCGGTAAAAAATGGTCGGTCGATAAAGTCGCGCAAGCTGCCGCAGCGCTCAACGCCGCCCAGCAAGAGCTGGCAACGCGCAAGGCCACTGCGACATCGCGCATTAACGAACTGACGTATGCTGTCAATCTTGATATTGCGACAGGTGAAGAGAAAGCGTCGCTGACTGCATGGCAGAAATATGCGGTGCTACTGAGTCGCATTGATCTTAGTGCACCTGGTATCGAGTGGCCTGTCACACCGGGTGCTGAATTGATCGCTACTACCGATCAATAACCAATAATCGATCTGTATAAACGTTTATAAAATAGCCAACCCAGATGTCATTATGTTGTTGGTTTTAAAAATATAATGATATGCCAGGGAAAGCGAAGCCCACCAGCCACAAACTGGTGGGCTTTTTATTTCACAAAACCAAGATTTCGACTCATTTTGCACAATGTCAAATCACGGCTTTCTTTTGCTATAGCTCTATGTGAAATCATTTGTGATTCTATGCAAAAAAAATCGGCGCGCTACAAGAAACCGGGAATATGCTGGCTTCACCCGGATTAAACACGTCGATTTTTAACTCGGCGGCGTTAGCCGCAGAAGCCAGACCCAGCGATGCAGCGAGTAAAGACACGGTAAAAGCGATAGATTTAGACAT